CATTTGCAATACAAAGTTAGTTAATCTTTGGGAGACTTCGGTCTCCTTTTTTTATTTGTATTGCTGGTTGTTTCTTTTTCCTCTCCGAGAGAGGCAGACAACTTCTCTCTACGCGTCGAGAACGTCTGTATCTCTCGAAGAGGGACACTCTTTTATTGCACTTCGTTTTGGAACTTGCATATACGTTAGCGATAAAAGAAAGGGCTTGCTGATATACAGGAAGGAATAAAAGGCGAAAAGATGCAGTCCTTACGTCCGCCGTCCTAATTCTTGGTTCTGCCACACGTGGCAAGTCCGCGTCATACGGTTGGATAGTGGTGTCTGCACCTTTTCTTCAGATTGATGTTGGGCTTCGCTGTCAAATATCAGCCTATTGCGGTATTCCTATCATCTGCGAGAATGTTCCGTTTGATTGTTCCCGAAGCCAACACTGCATTGCAAAGATACTGATAATTTCGATTAAAATAACGAGAAATCGACAAAAAGATGAATTTCCTATCGTGGTATGAACTATACGTTAGCGATAAAAGAAAGGGCTTGCTGATATACAGGAAGGAATAAAAAGGCAGAGGTATGCAGTCCTTACGTCCGCCGTCCTAATTCTTGGTTCTGCCACTCGTGGCAAATCCGCGTCATACGGTTGGATAGTGGTGTCTGCATACCCCTTTGCGTTTGGATGCTCCAACTGTCAATCTGATTATGCGTATCCGCCACACCGCCACGCCGAGGTTCGGTCTTGGATTATGGTCGTTACATCCCACTTGCAAAGTTATACCATTATTTCGACAAAACAATGATAATCAATTAAAAATCTCACAATTATGAACATAAAAGAACTTGAAGACTACCTCCGAACGATGCCCGACGAACTTATGGGCGACACTGCCGAAATTGTTGCCGAAACGGCTACGGAGTATTTTAAGGAGACTTTTCGCAAGAAGGCTTTCGACGGCAACCCGTGGGCGCCTGCCAGGACGGCAAAGAAACGTGGGTCGTTGCTTGTTGATTCGGGGGCTATGATGAACAGCATTCGCCCGCTGGTTATATCGCCACAACGTGTGGTTATTGCTGCGGGCAACCAGAAGGTAACGTATGCTAAGGTGCACAACGAGGGTTTCGATGGCGAGGTGCAAGTGCCGGCACACACCCGCCGCACGAAAAAGGGTAGCACCAACGTAAAGGCGCACAGCCGAATGGTGCATATTACACAGCGCCAGTTTATGGGCGACAGCGAGGAACTGAACGACAGAATTAAAGGAAGAATAGTAGATTACATTAAAAATTTGAGCAATGAATAAAGTTTTTTTTCTTGCCGTTACTAACCATATTGCGGCAAATGTTTCACAAATTAAATGGGTAGATGCCGATGAGGGTCAGCTTAACGTTGCGTGCCGTCCGCCTGTGGCATTTCCGGCTTGCTTGGTAGATATTAGCTACCCGCAGTGCGAAAGTCTGTCGGGTGGTGTGCAGCGCATTCGTGCAAGGGTTGAGCTTCGGGTGGTGTTTGCTATTCAGGGCAGTACTAATGCTGCTGCACCTGCTGCTGTGCGCGAGCGGTCGTTGGCTCGGTTCGATGTGTTGGAGGCGTTGCACAAGGCGTTGCAGTGGTGGAATGGCGGCGGACTGTTCAACCCCTTAAAACGCATCAGCTCCACGCCGGAGCGCAGAGCCGATGACTTGAAAGTGTATAGGGTGGTTTATGAAACGGAGTTCTTTGATTAGTGCCACTCGAAGCCGGGGAACTGCTTTGCCAGCTTCTGTATTGTTGGGCGTTGCTGCAGCAGCGAGTGTAGCAGTTCGTCTTGGTCTACCAGTGCGTTCTGTATGGTGCGCTCGCCCACAAAAAATTCGTAATCGGAGAGTATTTTCATTACGTCGTCGAAGCGGCGTCGTTTTATTTCGGTCCAATAGTAGTAGCGGGCTGCGATGGTGCGGTTGCGCTTTGCCAATCGGTCCTGCGGCGTGGTAATGGTGGTATCACCGCTGGGCAGTGTGAAAGCTCGACGGCGTATTTTTGTTTCGCGTTGTGCTACTTTGCCTAAATCAAAATTTAGCATTAGTTGTTTCATACAATGTGGGTGGGCTTTGTATAGCACAAAGTTACAAAAAAAGTTGCTGAATATCAACTATTCAGCAACTTTCTTTATTGTGTGTATCATGGTGTTTTACGTTCACTATGCTTTTTTACTTATGGGTGAGGTTGAGTGCCACCACCAGCGGGTTTGTTGCCAGCGGGTTTCTTTGCTTTTGGTTCTACTCGTTCGTAGGTTACGCCTTCGAGTGTGAAGTAGCGGGTAGATGGACGTAGTTTCACCATTGGCTTCTTTATGTCGCGTGTGGCGTTGAAGTCTTCTATGTGGTCTACGGCTTTCGACTTGAACGATGGCGACAGTGTGCCAATATCGCCAAAGTCTACGCTTTCTCCGCTTTCTACGTGGCGTTTTGCCATTTCGGCTGCCAGGCGCAACACGGCTTCCACTTCGGCTCCTGTAAAGGTGGTTGCTCTGGCTACTTCTTCGCAGAATTTGCGGTGGGTTACTCGTTGTCGGTCGGTTGGGCGTGCTATAAACACTTTTTGCCCTTTCTTTGGTCCTACACTTAGTTTTTGCTCTCTAATTGTGAAATTCAAACATTTTGTCATAATTCTGTTGTTTTATTTTTGTTTTTGCCCCGTTGTTTTCCCTTTGCCTTGGGGCTTTTGTTTGTGGCTTTAGGGTGGTTGTTTTTTTATGTCTGTTGCCCGTGCGTTTTTATATCTATAGATCTACGCTTGTATATCTATAGATCTACGCTCGTACATCTATAGATATACGTTTGTGCATCTATAGATGGCTTGTGGCGTGGTGGTGGTCGTGCCTGGTGGTGGTATTTTTTGTTGGCTGTTTGTTTCATTGTTATTTACTTTGATTGAAAAGGCTTAGTTCGTCGCCTTTCTGATATACTATCTCCACCCACGACTTATCGGGATCATCGATGTCGCGCAGGGTGTCTGCATCTAATGGACCGAAGAAAAAGCCCTTATCGCCTTCCATATACTTTATGGGTGCTTTTATCAATTTAGCCCGTATGTGTATGTGGGAGCGACGGGGCACTTCGGGTTTGCCGGTAAGCCATTCGGGCTTGCCACAGGTGCAATTCCTGTAGACACCTTCCACTTGATAAATGCGCCCTTTGTAGCATTCTTCGTGCCCTACCCAGTGATACGTGAATTTATCGCCTACTTGTATCATATTTCATACCCGTTAGCTTTCTGTCATTCCCAATGGTATTTGCTTCCACGCCCCATTGTTATTGCGCACTTCGGCACGTATGAACTGCTTGCTCACTGTCGGCTGATAGCTTTCTTCAATGATGCGAACGCCCTCCAAAAAGCGTTCGTTGCCGTTATCCTCCGCTATCTTGCGCAGCTGAACAATGCGCGATGCCTTCAGCGTGCCCTGTGCGTTGCGTGCCAACAGGCGGAACACCATATTTACCAGTGCCTGCGTTTCGGTGTCTTTCGCCAGCGACGTTATGTACTCCTTTACGATGGCAATGCCGTCTTCCACAGTGTCGCGGTAGCCGTCGGTGGTGTATTGTCCTATCGTCAGGCGCATATTGCCGTCAGAAGTGGTAAAGGTGTGCGAGCGTTGGTCGGGATTCTTCGCCTTGAACAACTCTGCCTTTGTCGCTATGATGGCTTTAAAGTTGTCGATAACTTTTTGCTTTACCGTCTTAATATCGCACGATAGTTCCAGCAATATGGGTATGGCTGCTTCCACCTCATCGTCCACCATCTGCTTGTAGGTTTCACGGTCTGCCTTGGCTTTTGTCGCCTTAGCTTTCTTTTCTTCCTCTGCCTTGAATTGTGCGAAGCGTGCTTGCTCCTCGGCAGTCATTTCAACTTTTACTTTGTCCATTTTCTTTTTGTTTTTTGATGATTACTCTTATTTTTTTGTTTACCTGGTTAAGGTCTTCTATTGTTAGCTTTCTAAAAGGCTTGCCGGCTATTCGGGGGTTCTTGCAGAAAGCGTCTACGGTTGCCCAGTCGGTGGTGTCCAGCCCGTATATTTGCAGCTGGTGCAGCACTGCGCTGCGTGCCTTGCGCAATGCTATCTGCTTCAGGGCTACTTTGTTGTTGTTGTTCACCACCCGCTCCATATCGCGGCACATAACGTCGTACTCCCATTTTGATGTCTCTTTGAGCGACTTTGTGCGCCCCTGTGTGTATTGCCATACAAGCGTGTCCTTGTCGGCGTGGGGCAGCTGCTTCAGCAGCATGTAGAAGCGTGCATAATTTCTTTCTCCTGCCATGTTATTGTTTATTTATTACTTTGCTTATTCCAATATTCTGCCGCACGCTCTTCCCAAATGGTATAATAGCCACGGTTGCCAAAATATCGCCCTTTGCTTATTGCCCTGTAGCCCTCCACCCATATTTTTAGCGATGCACTATACATTGAGCTTACTGCTGTGCGACCTAATGGTTTAAGCCCTTCGGCTTGCGAAATAAATATTATCAATTTGTTATGGTGGCGTTTGCAAAAATCTTCGTATTGCCCTAACGATATGTGGGCATACTGAAAGCTATCCACCACCACAATATCGGGCGAACGACGTCGGTTAAGCCTGTCGTCAAGCTCTGCAAAGTTTTCGTTCAGCAGCACAAAGCGTCTGCCCACATCAGCCATTCCAACACGCACCAGGGCATTTTGCATGGTCAGGCTGCTGCCTTCCTCCAAGCTGTCGTAGGCTACTTTGCCATAGCGGGTAAGCTCTTTGCACAGCTGCAGCACAAAGGACGTCTTGCCGTTGCCAAGGTTTTTTAGATTTGAAAAAATATCAGGTAAAGAAGTTTCAGTAGTTGATCACAAATTATTTGTTTTACCAGAGGATTTACAAGGAAAGGGGATTTCCAAGACTCTTATGTCTGAAATGGTTAGTCTGTATAAATCATGTGGTATAAATTGTGTCTATATTCACGCTAACATTGATGTGGGAGGTTATTGTTGGGCGAGGTATGGAGCCATAGCAGAAAAAAAGATATGAATATCATTATAGATAATGCTTTGAATTCCAGTAAAATAAGTATCAAGGAAGCAGCAGAAGTAAAATCTATTATTGACAAGTATGATGAATTTGTACCGATGCAGAATTTAGCAAATCTGTCATTCGGAAAAAATGCTAATAGGGACTTCATGGCAAGGATATTTAGATTTGTCAAACATAGAGCAATTTGAATATCTCCGTAATTATTTACATATCGATTAATTTTTGTATATTTGCAGGATGGAAAAATTGAAAGAAGAGTTAACAACAAAGATGCACTCTGAGTTCAATGTAAGTATGGAGACAGAGATCAGGCACAGAGCTGGGTCTCTGTGGAGTGTTACTGGCTTTGATTGTGATAAAGCTACAATGAAAAAGTGGTGCATATCCTATGGGATAACGATTTCTCAAGCTATGAAATATAAAATGTATTGGCAGAAGTTGGCAGAACAGAACAAAGTAAGAAAAGAATAGTACAAAGTATATAAATAGGTGTGATTTGTAAGAAATTAACAAATCAATAGTCCGTTAAATTTTTAGTGTTTTCGAAGCTTTCGTGCTCAATCTCTATTACGCGCAGCGAATTATTGACGTGTTCGAGAAGAACCCGAACACGCCATTAAATAAAGAAAGGATAAATGATATATTTAGTTTCGCTGCTGACGCAGCATAATATTTAACGGACTATTGTACCTTTACAATATAAAATTAAATCACTATGGATTTAGTAAATTTATGTAGTAAGCTCAAAAAGGGAACAGTTTACCTTAAAGATGACTACGAAGATATTGTGTTAAGAATGGAATTTATTGATAATTCCACACATTGTTTTATCAAACGTAGAGGTCGCAAGGAGGTAGAGGTCAATTCAAAAGAAAAAGATATTTTTGAGTCAAAGATGTATGGCAATGAAATCAGTAAAGAAGAATATGATAAATTTAAATGAACTTCGAGAAAAGGCTACACAGATAGCCATTAAAGCTCATAAGGGGCAAGTAGACAAAGGAGGACACGACTATATCTATCATCCGTTAAGAGTTGAGGCGAAGTCTAATAGCTTCGAGGAAAAGATTGTCGCTTTACTGCATGATACTGTTGAGGACGGAGGTATCGCGGCTGAATATTTACTTATGCTTGGATTTCCGCAAAATATCGTTAATACGGTTCTTGCTGTTTCTCGCAGAGAAGGAGAAGATTATTTTGACTTCATTCAGCGATGTAAAGAAAACCCTATTGGGCGAGTTGTTAAGATTTGCGACCTCGAAGATAATATGGATATAACGAGATTAAATGAATTAACAGAGAAGGATATTAATTGATTAAAGAAGGTTCTTCAGTTAAATGGATAGATATATCTGATTAGTTATATATAAAAAAGCTGGTATTATGTATCTTTGTAGTGACCAAACTTCAAGAACATGAATACCAGCATAATGCAAAACGCCTTAGGCGTCTTCCAACAAGATTGTCAGAAACTGCGCTACGAAGATAATAACTTAGTTTTAGAAATCCAAACTCCAAAGGAAAAACTTTGTTGTCCTGTATGTGGAAGTCATAATATCAATCGTAACGGCAGCCATATTCGTCGCTTTGTAAGTGTTCCAATTGGTCTGAGCAAGACCTATCTAGACATGCGTGTACATCGTATTCAATGTCACGACTGCGGCTGTATTAAACAAGAAGACATCGATTTTGCGAAAGGAAAACGTCGGCATACAATAGCTTTTGCAAATATGGTGCTTGACCTGTCTCGCTTTGCAACAATTCAAGATATATCATGTTTCCTACAGGTATCCTGGGATGTCGTACGTAATATACAGATGGAGTTTCTACAGTCAAAATACTCTAACCCCGACCTTTCCATGTTAAGACGTATTTCCATTGATGAGTTCGCCACTCATAAAGGGCATGTATACAAGACCATAGTTGTAGATTTGGATAATGGGCATATTGTTTATGTCGGTGATGGTAATGGCAAGTATGCTCTTGATGGATTCTGGGAACGTCTCGGTAAAGACAAAGAGCATATACAAGCAGTGTGTACAGACCTTTCTGCAGCATATACAAGAGCTGTGAGTGAGCACCTTCCCAATGCAGCACTTGTGGTAGACCACTTTCATGTAACCAAGCTTATGAACGAAAAGGTGGACTTGCTAAGGAGACAGTTATGGCATGAGGAAAAGGACATCAACAAGCGTAAAGTAATCAAAGGAACACGTTGGTTTTTACTCAAAAATGGAAATGATATTTTTGATTATGCACACAGAAATAGACTGGAGAATGCCTTAAGCCTAAACCGTCCGCTGATGATTGCCTATTATCTCAAAGAAGATCTTAAGGAAATATGGAACCAGTGTAGTAAGCAAAAAGCTAAAGATCTGTTGGATGAATGGGTAAAGCAAGCTATAGAATCTAAAATACAGCCATTGGTGAAAATGGCTTCAACTATTAGAGCATACAAGACATACATATTAGCATGGTACGACCATTGTATAACAAATGGAACAATTGAAGGCATTAACAATAAAATAAAGGTTCTGAAAAGACAGATATACGGATTCAGAAATGAGGAATACTTCACATTAAGACTATATGCATTGCATGATAGGCATCTACGCATTTAACGGAAGAACCTCTTTTCTGGAGTAAAACTTATATAACCTATAGGCATTGCAATGCACAAGAAACCAATGTTTATCACATCTCTCGTGGTAAAGCTCGTAAGTTCATCTATTGGCCGTACTGAGGCAAGGTATGTAAAGGTTGTAAAGGGAATGAATTCGCCCACCGATTCGTTTGTTACAAAAATGGCGGATGCTGTCAAGAATACTCCTAACAAGATAGGAATCGTAAAGTTGCGTGTTAATAAACTGACTACTAGTCCAAATACCCCAACGCAAAATGAAGCTAATAAGGCTCTCAACATAACCAATGAAGAGGATAGCCCAATAGCATATTCAGCAAATCTATATGCAGGAATCACCTCCCCCAACAAATAGCCAAACAAAACAAAACCACTCCATGTAATAATACAGAGAGCAATTATGAGTACGGATAACACAATAAACTTTGAGAGATACAACTTCCACCAAACAATAGGAAAAGAGAAAAGCGATCTTATGTTGTTATTCTGAAACTCAAATTCGCAGATCAGATAGGACAAGACGATCAATATGAGCGGAAACATTAAGGAGAATAAGGGTAGGGTGTAACGCGACCAAACCATTAGCCATGGATCTCCGCTATAAGCGAGTGCTGTATAGTCGAAAAGCCCATCTCTTCCTTTATAGATGATGTAGATGGACATCAATAAATAGACAACTAAGGGGGACAATAGAATCCCTATAATTAGCTTACTACGAGAGGCTTTATAAACCTCTGCTCTAATGATGTTTAGAAGAGAAATATGGATCTTCATGATACATTTATTTAGTTAGGTGGATAAATGCGTTCTCAAGGGCAGAACTCTTGTGTGTTATATTGTAGATAGAGATCCCATCCTTACTCAAAGAAGAGATTAACCTGGAAAATTCCTCCTCGTCCTTCACCTCAAACTCTACAAAATTTGGGGCATCAACTTGCTTCACAGAGAAGATAGACGCGTAATTTAACTGCATAATTCTATCCGTATTATCAATCTTTAGGCTTATAACATCAGAATGATTCTTTGTCAAGCCATCAATATCTCCTTGGTAAATGACTTTGCCACAATCAATTATGGCAACTTCACTGGCAAGTTTTTCCAACTCCTCCAATATGTGACTAGAGAGAAAAATAGTTACGCCTTCTTCCTCGTTTAATTGCCTCAAGATTTGTCTTAATTCATATATACCCTGAGGATCAAGAGCATTGAGAGGTTCATCAAGAATGAGCATTTCTGGGCGCTTGAATAGACACATTGCTAAGCCAAGACGTTGCTTTAGTCCAGAAGATAAAGCTTGCGCTTTCTTATTAGCATGCTCACTAAGCCCTAAAAGCGATAAAACTTCCTGTTTTCGAGACTTTCCCATCTTGAATATTTTATTGAGGTAGTCAAGATTTTCAGATACTGTAAGGAATGAATAGAAGGAAGGATGCTCAATCATACTACTCACATGAGAACGCAGCAATAAAGGAGATTTCTTGAGAGAGACACCTTTAAAGAAGATTTCTCCCTCATCTATTGGAAGTAGTCCTAATAATAGTTTAATGGTAGTAGACTTACCAGCTCCATTTTTCCCGAGATATCCAAAGATAGAACCAGACGGGATATCTAAATCTATACCTCGGAGTATTGGGCTATTCTGGTAACTGAAATGTAACCCTTTGATGGAAAGCATACTATTCATAACCTTATCTCTTATAAGCTATTTAATTCATCACTAGATTGTTTCCCTTTATACTTGTTTTTAGCCGGATTGAATCGGTAGGAAATCGACAACATCATATAGCGACTATCCATATTTTTCTCCTGCATTACTCTAAGAGCATCGAAATGCATTTTCCAGTAACTTGTACTTGTCTTTAGGATATCGTTCAGAGTTAGATTTATCCCTTAATTCCGCAGCATAAATTCTTGTAAGAACTCCAAGTGTCTGAGAAACAAAGTTCTCAAAACAC